GGTTTTTAAAGACGGCGGGGGTAACGGCGGAGGGGTTACAGTAGGTCAAACAGTAGCAAACTACTCATTACTAGCAGATGGAGCGGCAGACGGAGAATTAGCTTATGTTCAAACATCAGAGGGCACGGCTTGGCTACCGAGCACATTAGGTGGAACTTATTACCCTGCGGGCATATATTTATGGGCAGGAGGAGAGTGGACTTCGGATAGGAATGCAATAGCCAACCAATTAGAAAGAAGTAAAAGAAACTCTGAAATAAGGGTTACACAACAAAACAAAGACACAACCTTAGGTGGAACAATAGACTCCACTAAAATCTATTTCCTAGATGGCATAATAGATATGGGTTCAACTCAAATTACAGTCCCTGCAACCGGGATATCTATAAAAGGCGACTCATTTGATATATCGGGGCTAATTTCTTCGCAAAACAATTACACTATGTTTATCTCGGCTACTGTTGGCGGAGATGGGGGAGGAAGTGGTAACGTATTAGGAGCTGACTACTTTATATCGATTTTAGGAGCAGGCAGTAAAGTTTACGAAATATACGATGATACGGGGTTTAATGCCTTCGAATTTGCAAGAATCAATTACATAGACTGTACTGATTTAGGAGATATATATAACTACAGACAAGGATTAGAAGAAGGAACTGGTCGCTTTGGAGGCTCTCCATCGTTAACGCTTCACGGATTGTGGCGAGGTGGTTATAGAATTACGACTTCAATAGTTAGAGGCTTATCGGGTATGATGACTAAACCACTATTTAAAGAAGGTTTAATCTTTCAAATGAATTCAAGATTCCTAACAGATATAAATTGTGATTTACCAACGTTAGCACCATTTTGTGATTTTAAAACGTTCAATTTCCCCAACCCTAGTACGGTGCAACTTAAAGGCGCTATCTTTACGAGGGACGATGCTTTTAATCCTAGCGATACTAATATACTCCCTAACTTAACAGCTTCTGATTTAGCTTGTGATTGGGATAACAATGTAGGTATTCCTAATACTTTCGTAGGAGGAGCTTTAAATAACGAAACAGAGGTTCAAACAGTAATAGTGAATCAAGGGGAAGCAGTAGACTTAAACGGAACTTTTGCGACTATAGATTTACAACACTTTGATAGTCCAGCAAATGGTAGACTAAGACACATAGGTATTAATCCAAGAGAGTTTATAGTTAATTGGGATTTCTTAATAGACGGAAAAGATAACGATAACTACGAATTATTCTTAATAAAGATAGATACTCAAGCTAATGTGACTGTAGAGTATGCTCAAGTAAGAACAGTTAATAATTTTCAAGGGGGTAGAGACGTAGGTATTTGGTCTGGCCAAACTTCTGTTATATTAAATCAGAATGATATTGTATTTTGGCAGATAGCAAACCTATTAGATAACGATAACTGTACCTTAGAGCAAGACTCATCTTGGTCTGTAAAAGAAAGGTAGAACATAACGGTTTTTATATATACATATATTAAGGGTACCTAAAACAGATGCCCTTTTTTAGTGAGTATATTTTCAGTATCTTTGTTTAAAAATAAAATAACACAATATGCCACCTAAAAGAAAAGCACGAGCATCCTTATCAAAGTCCGCTAAATTTTACAGGGACAACCCAACAGCTAGGCGCAAGAAGGCCGCTAAAGATAAAAAGATAAACGCTAGACCAGAGCAGAAGAAAAAGAGAAGAGAGTCCGGAAGAGCTAGAACAAAGGCTAAATCTGAGGGCAGAAGTATAGAAGGGAAAGATTACGACCACAAACAAGGTAGATTCATTAGTTCTAAAGACAACAGAGGACAAGCAGAAAAATCAAGATTAAAAGGGTCAAAAAGAAAATAACACATAGAATACAATCTCCACAATGGGAAGAATTAAGAATGATAACTTATATATAATTGATAGTCCTACGTCGAAGTTTGACAAGGTAATAGGCTCTGACGCTGATAATTCGGGGAGAACTAAGAACTACTTATTAGGAGAGTTATTCGCTTTATTCAACACATTAAGCGGTGGGGGAGTGTTTAGCTATACTTATACACCAAACTTATCAACCTTAGATACAGTAGAAGGTTTGTTTGCTACAAATGATTCAGAGGCAGACCCAGACGGTGTAAACTTGTTGAGGTTTAGTCGAACTGACTTGTTTGGCAATGACTTAAGAACTCTAGTAGAGAACTATAACAATAACTCTGACGGAGTAGTATTAAAAGTAACAAGTGAGATCGACCCTAACCTAATATGTGCATATACTATTACGGGTATAAATGTAGACACTAATTGGGTTGAGATATCTGTACTAAGACATAAAAATTTAAACACACTTACATTTGAAGCTGATAAAAACTTCTCCCTAACTTTTGACCTAGTCAACCTTAATGGGTTTGGTGGTGGAGGAGGAGCTACGAACACATCTCAACTAGTTAATGATGGAGAAGATGGTATTAACCCATTTATCTCTTTACAAGACCTTATAACCGACCATACGGCTTTATCTAATATTGGGTTAAATACACACGACCAAATAGATTCCCATATAGCTGACGGAACAATACATTTTACAGAGGCTTCTATAAACATAACAGAGTCTCAAATATCTGACTTACAAAGCTACCTATTATCAGAGGTAGACCCGGTATTCACTGCTTGGTTAGCAACGTCACCCAATATCTCAAGCTTCACTAATGATATAGGCTACTTAACTAGTTTTTCAGAGTTAGACCCTATATTCACAGCATCACCAGCATTCGGCATAACCAATACAAACATAACAAAGTGGGACACAGCTTTTGGATGGGGTAACCATGCTTTAGGTGGATACTTAAAAATAACAGACGTAGACACGTTTGCTGAATTAGATGGGTTTATATCCGATGCCTTTTTAGTTAAACAAGGAGACAATGTATCTGTATTTACAAACGACGCAGGCTACTTAACTAGCTACACAGAAACAGACCCTATATTCTTAGCATCTCCGGCAGGAGGAATACTAGCCGGTGACATAACAAATTGGGATAACGCTGTTGGTTGGGGAGACCACGCAGGACTATATGTAGGACTTACTGGTAACGAGTCAGTAAGTGGTCTAAAAACCTTTGCCAATACCATATATACAGGGGGCAACATAAGGATACTAACAACAGGAAATAAACTAGAATTTGGAAACTCAAATGTAGCAATAAAGAGGTCTTCAAATAATTTAGAATTAGGGGGGTACGATAAAATCATATTTAAATCATCAAATACCACCATCGAGTCTCAAACAGAAAGGATGCGTATTATCTCAACAGGTAACGTAGGTATAGGGACGACTAGTCCAACAGAAAAACTAGACGTAAGTGGTAACATTAAGTTATCGGAAACGGCCGCAACCACAGATACAGATAAATTTGCAGTATTAGATACTGGTTTAATAAAATACAGAACAGGGTCACAAGTACTAAGTGATATAGGAGGAACAAGCGAAACATTATCACAAAACATATCATTTGGGGAGAGCTATGCTTCAAACTACAGGTCAAGGGTACTAGACGCCGGTGGGACATTCTTCCCAAGACCTTTAGGTTATGAGATTGGGTTAATAGAAGAGCAAAATTTATTTAAAAAGGCAAAATTAACTCTACTACCAAGTGGTGTAGGAGTTGGGAGTTTATATAACGTAAAACCTAAAAACGATACATTTGATTTTACAAGAAGTTCAACAGGTACTTATGTAGATGAAGATGGGTTTATAGTAGTAGCATCATCAAACACACCAAGATTAGATTATAGCGATGGAGGTTATCCTAGTTTATTGCTAGAGCCAGAAAGAACTAATTTAATTATTTCTTCAGAAGGTTTTACAGTTCCTGAAGGCTGGAGTAATACAAGATTATTAGCAGTACCTAACTCAACTGTATCGCCTAACGGTACTATGGACGGAACTAAACTTGTAGAAAATACCGATTTAAATAGTAGAAATATTGCAGAGTTGATGACTTCAACAGGCGCTGGAGATACTGTGGTTGGGTCTGTATTTGCAAAAAAAGCAGACTACGATTACATTATGATAAAAATTATTGACAATGCTGCAAATGTTAACGGAGGACTTAATTATTACAGAGTATCTTTCAATATTGCAAATGGAACTTTTAATGCTGAGGCACCTGTCAACTCACCTATTAATCCATTTTACAATATAGAAGATTACGGTAGTGGCTGGTATAGGATTTCAGTAGGATTAACAAAAAAAAATAATGCTGTAAGAACTGATTTTGAAATACAATTAGTTAGCAGTGATACAAATGTTGCTAATCCTGTTTATCAAGGAGATGGAGTTAGTGGTACTTACATTTGGGGTGCACAAGTAGAACAAGGCTCTTACGCAACATCTTACATACCAACTAACGGAAGCGCAGTTACTAGATTAGCAGAAACTTGTACTGATGCTGGTAACGCTTCTACGTTTAACGATAGCGAGGGGGTTTTATTTGCAGAAATATCGAGTCCCACCAATGATGTAATAAGTAGTTATATTTCCATATCTGACGGAACATTCTCTAATAGGTTATCTATATTATTCTCTACCGGAACTAATGTATTACGAACATTTTTATTCTTAGGTGGTGTATCACAGTTCAGTATTACAACAACAGCCTTCAACATAACAGAATTTAATAAAATAGCTATTAAATACAAAACAAACGATTTTGCAATGTGGGTTAACGGTGTTAAAATAGCAGCTGGTACATCAGGAAATACATTTCCTATTGGTACACTAAATAAACTTTCATTTTCAGAGATAAATGCAAATAGTGGTAAATTTATTGGTAAATGTAAGCAACTACAGTACTTCGACACAGCATTAACAGATGATGAATTGATAACACTTACTAAAATCTAATATATTTAATACAAGATGGGGATGGTTAAGGATATGGATTACGCTAATGGCCTATTAAAGAGTATAATATAATAAAAGAGGAAATAAGTAAAACTTTAACAAAGGGGTCAAAAACAAGCAAAGTTTTTTTACTTAACTTTGTATATAACAATAGAACAAAAATGAGAACATTTGAGGTACAAAATAAGGTTATGATTCACTTAGACGCAATTAAAATATACTTATTTAATTCGGTAGCCTTTCTATCAACTATTACAGCTATTGATAGCCTCCTTAAAATAGCTTTATTAGCAGCATCAATTATATACACCATTGTAAAAATAGTTGCAGTGGTTAAAAATGATTTAAACATTACGTTAAACAAGACTAAAGGGGACAAAAAGAATCCAGCGGAGGTAAAAGAAGAAATAAAAAAGAAAGATGAAAAGTAGACTCACAGCTTGGAAAACAACTATACTAGGGTTAGCCCTGCTAATAGCCTCTTTGGCTTACGTGTACTACACAGAAAATGCAGATAAATTTATATTCTTTGGTATGTTAATATCTGGTATATCCCTTTTATTCAGTCCGGACACTTACATAAACTCCCTAAAAAGCTTATTAGTTAAACTAACAAGTAAAGCAGAGAAAATAGAAATAGAAGATGAAATTAACTAAAAACTTTAAGCTGTCAGAATTCCAATGTTCCTGCGGGTGCGAGATGCCGAATAACGTCTTAAAGAATATAAAAGAGTTAGCAGAAAATCTACAAACAATAAGGGACGCTATTGATGAACCCCTACACCTAACCAATGCTTACCGATGTAAAAAGAAAAACAAGCAAGTCGGGGGAGTTAAAGACAGTCAACATTTGCTAGGTAAAGCAGCTGATATTAAAGTTAAAAAGTTTACCCCACGAGAGTTAGCTAACGCTATTGAACACTACATTAATAAAGGCTACATTGATGAGGGGGGTGTAGGAAGATACAACACCTTTACTCACTACGACATAAGGGGAACTAAAGCTAGATGGAACAATGAAAGATAGAACACCGGAGTTTTTAATAGCAGTAGCAATAGGTATGGCAATTATGTTTTTCATAAGAAAGCCACAAATAAAAGAAATAAAAGTTCCTTTCAGAGTAGAGGTAGAAGTACCTGTAATAGAGAAGCAATTTGATACTGTCTACGAAATAAAAGAAGTTATAAAAAGGGAAGAGGTAGTAGATAAAAAACTTATAGAAGAGTACAAGAAAGCAAACGATTCTTTAAAGGCAGCCCTATTTAATAGCGCTATTACTGTCAGAGATTATAGACAGGTGTTTGAAGACTCAACAATAACAATAACAGTAAATGCTAAAGTAACAGGGACACTAAAATCTTTAGTAGCTGAATATAAAACTAAGCCTAAAATATTAGTGGCAGACGGTGAATTGACAGTAGAAGTGCCAGACTACAGTAGGGCTGTAAGTGTTTACGGAGAATTGGGTATGCCAGCCATCCAAGGCTCACAAGCTCCCCCAGTACTAAAAATAGGTTTTGATATATCTAATAAAAAAGATTGGATATGGGGTGGCTCATACGATACGGAAAAAAGAGTTTGGTTAAAAATAGGTAAAAAATTTAATTTCTAATGGGTAGAATAAAAAACGAGAGTTTATATATACTTGACCAAACAGTAAGCGGAAACGACCGTTTAATTGGGTCAGATGGCGATAACTTAAAGAAGACAAAAAACTTTAGTGTTGACGACCTACTAGGTTATTTTCAGAACAATAACCCAACTGACTACGTGTTACCAATAGCTAGTCCATCAACATTAGGTGGAATTAAAATAGATGGCACCACGCTAGTAATAGACCCAGAAGGGATATTAAGTGCATCAACACCTTTAGACTCAGTTACAACAGAGGGTAATATAAGCTCAACAAATATAATTATAGACCCCTTAAGCTCCTCAACAAGGCCTTTCAATGAGAACTTAACAGTAAGAGCTAACCCAACCGGAACTAACAACGTATCAGCGGCGGTATTTGATGTAGTAAGAGCTCCATCAGCCACCTCAGCCTCTAGTGCAACATACGGAATGTATTCAAGAATTAAAAGCGAATCCACATTTGAAGATGGCGGTGTAATAGCGGCAATCTCAACTGGAGATTATGCGGGCTCAGGCGGAGCTTTCTACGTATATGGCACTCTTGCAGACTCTAGGGTTACAGGTTCAGGTGACGTAGGATTCGTAATAGGTGACTCTACTAGGGCTAAGTCACTGGGCACAGAGACCAACACAATAACTATGATGAGAGGAGCTAGTTTCTTGGCTCAATTAGATAATATTAATTCGACCGTATTAGACATACAAGGCTTCCACTCAACTATAAGCCTAGACGGAGGTACCGCAACAAACGCATTCGTAGCCCTATTGGATTTCGACTATACCGGCGGAAGTATAACCGGTGATTTTGCTTATATTCAAATACAAGAAGACGCATTTGATTACTCGTCTATTGTGGCAGGAGACGCTAGAGCTATAAACTCTAAGTCAGCTCTACCATCTAAGTTTGTAGGTAGTATAGAAGCAAGTAAGTTTATAGTGGCCGGCAAGACTTCTAATGACATATTGACGGGGGACGGAACAACAGTTAGTTTTACAAACTTAAACGCTGATACAGTAGATGGAATTGACGGAGGAAGTTTCTTACGAAGTGACGCTCCTGACCAAAAGACATCAGGTGACTTAGTGATGAATAATAATATCAAGTTAAGGTTCAGTACTATTTCAAACAGTGGGTTAGAGATATATCATGATAACACTAACACTTATTTTGATATACGTAATTCTAAACCACTTATTATTAGGGATACAACTACAGAGGTAGCTAGATTTACTGCCGACGGATTAGACGTTACGGGGGTAATAAGTACAGAAGGATACACAGTAGCAACACTGCCCGCTGGAACACAAGGAGACAGAGCATACGTAACAGATGCAACAGCACCAACGTACTTAGGTACATTAACGGGTGGAGGAGCAGTAGCTTGCCCAGTATTCTATGACGGAACAAATTGGATAAGCGGATAAGATATAAGGGGAGTTAACACTCCCTTTTTTTATGCCTTATTTTTTCGTATATTTGCCTATCATAACTAAACTAAATAAAATGAAAGGTAATATCAGAAAGATTATAGTTGGGGACAACTACACTTTTAATATCAAGTATGTTAAAGGTTCTGTATATAGGGTAGGAACAAGAAAATGTGAACTTGTTGAAATCCTAGTGAACTCAGATGAAACTGAGATAGATTTATACGTAAATGACGGGAACTCAACATTTATTTGGAAAACCATAAAATCAAAGCCATTAGAGGTTGAGTACGACGTAAACTTCAAATAAAATGAAAGCTACATTCTATTTTGTTGTAGAGGTCGAGGACTCCTATAACAACACTCTAAAACTTCAAAACGGTTTAGAGGTAATGGTTAACAACACCATAGATAGCGTAGAACACATAAATAGGGTAGGAAAAGTTATATCAGCTCCAAGAGGAACAAAATCCTCAGAGGGGGATATGATACTATTTCATCACAACATTTGCAGAGACTCTTGGGGATTCAAAGGAACAAAAAGAACAAGTATGTTTCAGATATCACCCAACCACTACTTTGTCCCAATACCTGAGATATTTATGATTAAGAGGGTTGATAGTGATACGTGGGAGGCATTAGACCCTTTCGTATTTATTAAACCTATACCTGCTCCTGTTCACAGATTACAGAATGGACTGGAGGTTGTACAAAATGATTATAAAGGAATGGACGAAGCCGTGGGTGAAGTAGCCTTTGTAAATAAAACACTAGAAATGCAAGGAGTAAAGAATGGAGATTTAATCACGTTCGAAGAATACTCACAACACGAATATATAATTGAAGGAGAGCTTTATTACAAAATGAAAACCTCTGATATACTAGCAGTAGTAGAATAGATGAAAGGGCTCTCAAGCGACATACAAAAAGGATTAGACGTAATCATCGAAGGTTTAAACTACGAATTAGAAGTAGAATTAATTGAACCGGAGAAGATTAAATCTGCTATGGAGTCAAAGCTAGAATCTTTCAGGATAGCTAAAGAACTTCTCCTAAAATGGCATTCAAGCCCCAACAAGCCCTCTCAAGCGAAGTTTGAGATTTATGTAGGTAAGATTATCCATTCAGGACAAACGTCGTTAAAAACGTTGTCTGAGGCTCTAGGAGCATCCATTGACTACGAAAACCTAGACGCGTCTAAGCACAAGACAGCTATGCAGGCCAAATTAGTTATACTTAAGAGTATTAACGAAATGGAGTCATCTATATCTGAATTAACAGTTCAACTAGAAACAGGTACAGTTAACTTAAAGGAGTCTGAATTTAAAAGGGGGTATGCGGAGAAGTTTGCTTATCAAGAGTTTTACCCAGAAGCTAATTATTACAAGGGCTACGACCAAACAGAAGGCGTTATTAATATAGACCCACACTCAACTAAGGGAGAGATATTTGAGTTAGATGGATTAAAGGTACAAATACCGGAAGCCCCTAGAAACAAAAAGGACATACTATTTTGGGATAAGAAAAGAAAAGACCAACATTGGCAGAGAGAGCCTTTACCACAAGGTTGTACACCTGACAATGCTGAACCTTTTGCAGATTACATATTAGACCAATTCAAAAAAAGAAGAGAAGGGGTATGGTTCTATAACAATGGAGAGCCTACTTGGTTGTCACCAAAACATTGGTTTCAGCTGCAATGGGGGAGAATGATGGACGACGGTATTTACCCCTCTTATAGAGACGCACAAAGAAAACTGTTTTACCATAAAGAGGCCTGTTACATAGATGATATGTGTATGGGTCAAATATTCTTAAAGTCCCGTCAAACTGGTTATACCTATGGTATGATGTCTGACTCTATTAATATGATTACTTCCCGTAAGAATATTACAACTGGCCTTACGTCTATGACAGATGATGATGCTAGAAAAGCTTTCGGCAAGATGGTGTACACATTCCAAGAATTACCATTCTTCTTTCAGCCTATAGTAAAAGGTAGAGCTGATTCACCTAACCAATTAGTTTTCGCTAAGCCATCAGATGCCTCTAAAGAAAGTAAGAAAAAGAAAGAGTTAACGACTGATGGGTATCTAAACAGCTCAACTGATTTTCAAGCCACTAAAGTAAAAGCTTATGATGGTCAGCATATGAAATTGTATATAGGTGACGAGAGTGCTAAATGGGATAGAGCAGATTATATTGAGCATTTAAACACATTACTACCAACTACATTCCGTGGTGGTAGAGTTGTAGGTAAAGTTTTCTTAGGTTCTACTATGGGTAAATTAGACTCCGGTGGTGAATCATTCAAAGTATTATACTTAAACTCAAAGACAACAGACAGAAAAGAATCTGGGTATACCTCAACAAAGTTATACTCTTATTTTATGCCTGCTCACACTAACTACGAATTCTGTATAGACAAGTATGGCAAGTGTTGGGAAGAAACCCCGCCAAAAGGTACAATGAATATCTTTGGTAAAGAAATAAAAAAGGGTTCAATACAATCTATAAAAGAGCTTTATGAGGATGCTAAACAACAAGGTGAAGTAGCCCTTAACTCTGCTTATAGAGCTTTCCCTATGACAGAGAACCACGCTATGCGAGATGAAGCAGAATCGTGTGTATTCAATTTAGGTAAACTAACCGACCAAGATGATTACAATGATGGGTTAGCAGAATACAAAAGATACACAAGAGGTAACTTTGAGTGGGAGAACGAAGTAAGATTCAGTAGAGTAGTATTTTACCCAGACCCAAGAGGGAGGTTCAAAGTAGCTTGGATGCCAAGTGTAGTTGACAACACATTAGGCTTACAAAACAATGTAGTAAACAATAGGGGTTATTATTCCCCAATGAATGATTTTGGCTGTATAGGGGTTGACTGTTATGGTAGTTACACTAAAGGTAAAAACAAACAATCTAGGGGTGCGGCACACCTATATTTAAGAGCAAATAATAAGGGAGCACCCCAAAATAAATTTATATTTGAATACCTAGACAAGCCCGCTACACAAGATGTTTTTAACGAAGATATACTAAAAGCTGCTTGGTTTTATGGTATGCCAATACTAGCCGAGAATAACAGAAGAGATTTTGTGAGATACACATACTTAGCTAATTGTAGAGGTTTCAATATGAATAGGGTTGACAAACATATAACTCAACTAAGTGGTGACGACTTGACACTAGGGGGACAACCAATGACGGGTCAAGATATACTAACGTCCCACGAGAACTCTATAAGAACTTTCATACAAAGAAGAGTTGGTGTAGCTAATGATGCAGAGAGTACGAAGTTTAGGACGGAAGGAGAGATGGGCGATATGCCTTTTGAAGAGACTATTAGAGACTGGATGAAATTTGACCCGAGTAACCGTACAGCGTTTGATGCTACAATATCCTCGGGTTTAGCAATAATGGGTACAGAGAGAGAAAAGTATGTGCCACAGCGTAAAAAAACGGAACCGAAAAAATATGTACCTTTGCTCAAGAAGTATAGCACTACAGGAGACATAGGTACTTTCATAACAAAAAGATAAATGGCTAAATACGAACACTTAAAAATGTCTAGCAACTCGGGCAGACCAAACCCACTTGCTTCAACAGAAGAAAAGGAGACAGATAATTATGGGCTTAAAATGGCAAAGCTTATTGAATACGAGTGGTTTTATATAAAATCAGACGGAGCCAATAATAATTATATGGACAAAAGGCAGAAGTTTGACAAATTGCGAAGGTACGCTAGGGGAGAACACTCAACTGACTTGCATAAAAAACTGATTACAGATGGTACAGATGGAGAATCGTATACTAATTATGATTTCAGACCTATCCAAGTGCTACCTAAGTTTATAAAATTAGTCGTTAATCAAATGCTAGAACGTTTATATGAAATAGACGCCCAAGCTGTTGATGGAATATCCCAAGGTTTAAGGGACGAGTACAAAGAGATACTAGAGAGAGCAATGGTTAATAAAACCTTGCTACAAGATGCTAAAAACCTATTAGGGGTTGACTTAATGCCGGAAGGAGAGATTCCCAATTCTCAAGAGGAGCTTAACCTACATATGAGACTAGGCTACAAGCCCTCAATTGAAATAGCTATAGAGGAGGCTATAAAATACACATTAGAACTAAACGAGTACGACGAGATACAAAAAAAACTGCTTAGAGACCTTGTTGAAATAGGAGTCTGCGCTTTACACCATAGCACAGATCCAGTTAAAGGCATAGTTGTAGAAGAAGTAGACCCTGCCGATATGGTATGGGCTTACCCAACCAAAAGCAACTTCAACAATGTAAATTATTTTGGTCACGTAAAAAGAATGACTGTAAATGAGTTACAGAGGATTGCGGGTAGAAAGTTTAGCGATGAAGAAATATTAGGATTTAAAAATGTATCTTCCGATTGGCAAGGCTACAACCACATCTCAAATGAGTTTTGGTACAGAGGAGAAGATTTATCATCTTGGATGGTAGACGTACTATTCTTCACTTTTAAGTCCAACAAAGTAGAGAGATACAAGAAAAAATACAGAAAAGATGGCTCTTATGCTATAACAAAGAAGAAATCTGATTTTATTAAACCGGAAAGCGTTAAAACAAAAGAAGATGAACAAGGTTATAAAGACTTTGATGTTTTGACAGAAGCAAGGGAAGTTTGGTATGAAGGAAGTCTAGTTTTAGGTAGCGAAGCTATCTTTAACTACGGAGAGTGTAAAAATATGGTTAGACCTAAAGGTTATATTAATAACAAGGTTTTATCAAACTATGTTGTTTACGCACCAGAATTATACCAAGGAAGAATACAATCTTTAGTAGAGAGAGTTGTTCCTGATGTTGACCAACTACAACAATTAAGAATCAAAATACAGCAATTTATAGCTAAAGCAAAACCTAACGGTGTTTATATTGACATAGATGGATTAAACGAAGTAGATTTAGGTAATGGTAACAGCCTTTCAGTGCTAGAACTAATTAGGTTCTATGATGACACTGGTAATATTATAGGTACGTCAAGGATGGCTGATGGCAGTATTCAAAACGGGAGAGCTATACAAGAACTTAACAACGGTCAGATTGCAGGGTTAGAGCAACTAATGAATGCTTACAACTTCTCTTTTAACCTATTAAGAGACTCTATTGGTATTGGTCAGGGAGCAGATGCAACCTTACCACACCCAGACACTTCTGTAGGAGCTTTACAGCAACAACAAGTGAACTCTAACGTAGCAACTAGGTACATACTAGATGCTCAATTGAAGATGACACAATACTTAGCTAATGGACTATCATTAAGAATAAAAGACATATTTAGATTCTCTAATTTAAAAAAGGCTTATATTAACTCTATTGGCCAAATAAACGTTGACGTATTAGAGTCGATGGGAGACCTACATTTACACGATTTCGGGATTACTATCTCTTTAAAGCCTGACGGACAAGAAAAAGCTATGTTAGAACGAAACATACAAGCAGAGATTGCTCAAGGAGGATTGTCCACAACTGACGGTATTGATATCAGAAAGATTGGAAACCTATCGTTGGCTAACGAAATGATTAAAGTAAGAAAAGCTAGACATATCGAACAGCAACAAGCTAGAGATTTAGAGAAGATAACAGCTCAGTCAGAAAGTAACGCTCAAGCTGCTCAATCTGCATCACAGGTTAAGCAACAAGAGATTCAACTCTCCACGCAAGGTAAAATAGAAGTAGAGGGTATTAAAGGGCAAAACGAAATAGCTAGGATTAATAGGGAACTAGAGGCTAAGAAAGAATTAATGGCTCTTGAATACTTATATCAAACAGGTCTTGAGGAAGAGAAAGCAAAAGCTTTGAAAGATAAAGACAGTTACAAAGAAGATAGAAAAGATGACAGACAAGCAGAAAGTGCTACTCAACAATCAAGGATAAAAGCAGAAAGCAAGAAAGAAACACCAGACCCAATAAATTTCAAATCAGCAAACTCCTCTATTACAGGTGAGCTAGGGCTAGATGATTTTAGGGTATAAAAAAAGCGTACGGATTTTATTACTAAATTTGTACTAAATTAAATCAAATTAAAAATAACATAATGGCAAGACTAGGACAAAACAGGAATAAAAACCTAACTAGAGCTAATTCCATTATATCGGACATGCAGGGAGAGGATACAGCTCCAAATACGCCACCGGTAGAAGGGATCGAAACAGCAGGAACAATTGAAAACACACCACCGGTAGTAGAAACACCACCGGTAGTAGAAGATACACCACCCGTGGTTGTACCGCCGACAGAGGATAGCGCACCTCCGACAGTAGAAACACCACCAGTGGCAGAGCCAGAAGCTCCAAACACATTGCTTACAGACGATGTAATTTTTGAAAAACTTAGCGAGACGCTAGGGAGAGAAGTAAAAAGTTATGACGACTTGAGGCCTAAAGAAGTTCAACTCGACGAAGAGGTGAAACAACTTTTAGAGTGGAAAGAGAAGACGGGTCTAAGTCTATCAAAATGGACGGACTTTAATAAAGATTTCTCTCAGATGGGAGATTTGGACGTAGCTAAAGAGATTTTAGCTAGCAAGCATCCAGATTTTACGGAAGAGGAATTGGAGTATACTATGAGAGGTTATATGTACGACGAGTTAGAAGATGACGAGTCAGAAAGAATATCTAAGAGTATTGCTTTAAAACAGTTTGCCAAAGAGGGTAGAGAGACACTTGAACAGAATAAGATTAACTTTTTAGAAAGTCAACCTAAAAGTTCATTATCAGTTGAAGAGAAAGAATTGTTAGATTACGCTAAAACTGTAAGACAGAATGAGGCAAGTTTAAAAGACCAAAATGTAACCTATCAAAATTCTTTGAAAGAAGCATCTCTGAAACTACAAGCTATTAATTTAGACCTAGGCGAAGGTCTCAAGATTAACCATAACGTCGCACAAGAATCAAAAAAAGACCTTGTGGACTACATCAATACTATGCCAGAATGGTACAAGGAAGATGGAAGCTTTAATCACGAGAACATTGCTAGGGACAGTTACAAGCTTAAAAACTTTGACACGATTATCAAATCGGCATTTGAACAAGGGAAGAATTTTGCTATTGAAGGTAAAATAAGAGAGAATAATAATATCTCGTTAGACCCTAGTGCAATTAACCAAGATGGTCAGACAAAAGAACAAGGTAACATAAAAGAGGTTGTATCTTCATTAACGGGGAGAAACTCTTCTAAGTTCAGATTTAGAAAAAGTAAAAAACAATAACTAACATTTAAAAAATATACATAAATGGCATTATCAACAAACCCAGCACCGTCTTTTACACCTAGCGCAATTAAAAAAGCTACGCAAGAGAACTATATCGACATTTTCGATTACACCTCTCAGTATAAGCCAGATGCATACGAAGAATTAATATCTATCTATGGAGACCAGTCTCTAATGGGTATGTTATTTGAATTAGGCTCGGAAGAAGCAATTTCTTCTGACCAATATATTTGGACTGAAAAAGGTCGTTTACACACAGCTTATACAGATGTAAGTCGTAGTGGAAATGATTTCACGAAGAATGGACACGTTTACCGTATAGGTGAAGTAGTAGCTTGTAGCGGTAATGGGGCGTTCCAATTAGGACGTATCACAGCAGTAACAGCAAACACTTTCACAGCAGTACCTTACAAAGCGGCAGGATGGCTAGTAGGAACAGCAACTATCAAAACTTTCATCTCTCACTCTGAGTTCGCTAAGAATACAGAAGGAATGGACGGAAGCTTAGAGACTGACTTTACAGTACTTAACAACAAGACTATCATCTTCAAGGATAACTACATCGCTAGTGGTTCTGATGTGACACAAGATTCTTGGGTTAAGACTGACAATGGAGGTTTTGTTTGGTTCTTACAATCAGAATTAGATGGACGTAGACGTTTCGAGGACAGAATCGAAATGGGTCTATTATTAGGAAATGAAGCAGAGGCAGGCTCTGGAGCGGCAGCCGCAGGATTTGAAGGTTCAGAAGGCCTTTTCGAATCAGTAAGAACTCGTGGAAACGTGTTTGACGGTTTAGCAACAACTCTTGCTAACTTTGATTCAATCTTAAAGAGATTTGACCAACAAGGTAAGATTAAGGAATATATGTTCTTCGTGGACAGAGACCAATCTTTAGCTATTGATGACCTTTTAGGTTCATTGAACGCAGGATACAGTGGTGGTATTTCTTACGGAATGTTTGACAACGACGAGTCAATGGCTGTAAACTTAGGTTTCACCGGATTCCGAAGAGGTTCTTACAACTTCTACAAGTCAGACTGGAAATTACTTAATGACCCTACATTATTAGGAGCAGTATTACCTGCTGATGGTAAAGTACGTGGATTGTTAGTACCTTACGGAGACAAAGAAGTTTACGATGGTTCAAGCTCAAACGCTGACCGTATCGTTCGTCCTTACTTATCTATCAAGTATAGAGTTAAAGGCGAAGAGAACAGACGTCACAAAACTTGGATTACAGGTTCAGTTGGAACATCAGTACCTACGGATACTAATGACCATATGAGAGTAAACCACTTAGCTGACCGTGGAGTTTGTACAATTGGAGCAAACAACTTCATGATTTTCGAAGGAGCATAATCA